AATTCACTAACCAATTCCAGTGCCTCGGTATGGACCCAATCTCGTCATCTTTTAACCATTGAAACTGATGTAGATATCTCCCCGATTGTTCGGAAACCGTTGATAAATCTAGCTTTTTTACACTCTCATGACCGCAGTTAATTAACATCAAAGAGCTCCAACACTTTCTCTTATACATAGTTTGTTTTTTATTTACCATCTTTAAAATAGTTTCCGGATAGTAGTCGTGTTTACAACACATCAACGCGTACTTATCATCACGCATATCAAAAATTTTTTTTACATCATCTAAAAATAAAAAATCATTATCACAAAACAAAGCCCAACCTTCGTAGTCTTGTAGGTAAGGTACTAAGAATCTTGTATAAGTAAACTCAGTAGATTGATTTTTATATTCTCGCCAATATAAATTTTTATCTACATCAGATAACTTAAGATGTTCTATATCTAAATCTTTAGAATGCTTACGCAAAGAATACTCACACACCTCCGATGCTATCGGATGTCTACTATCATACCCTATATATATTTTAATCGTTGAGTCTTTCATTCGCCTTTACATTTTCTTTAAAAGTTTCTTCTTGTTGTATTTTTTGTCCGTAGGTTTTAACTAAAGCATACCACTTATCAGTAAAGATTTGTTTCATACCTTTGTCTGTTGCTTTGTTGGCTGCGTTAGCTAGATTGTTCATCCTTCTCATCATCACTTCTTTTTCTTGTTCTCTGCTCATAGTATTTACTTACCTTTCCTAACCATTGATGTTGATACTTCTTAAACTCATCACCTTCAACCACAAATTCTTGATAGTAGTTATCTTTACTACACATCATAATCACACCTTTGGTTATATTTGTTTTGTGCATATAGTTATGGGCCATAGCATAAGCCGCTAGTTGAAGTTTATAATCTGTTATCCATTCTTCTTTTTTAGGTTTGTTAGTTTGTTTAAAATCTATAATGGCATCATCACCTTTGTGTATTCCAACCATATCAGTCTGGCCTGCGTATAGGCCTGGGTAGAATAGAGTACATTCTATGCCGTAATATTCTGAAACATTACATAATCCTTGTTCTATAACTCTAATAGCCATGTTGTGAGCATTCTGTCCAACTTGGGTCAAATCTAAATAACCTTCTTCTAGGACATATTTTTCTAGGATTTTGTGCATTGCTGTACCTCTTGCAGCTGCATCATCTTTTATTTTATTAGCAGCTTCTTCACCGATCCGCGCCGCCCATGCCGCTAATGATTCTTTCTTCTCCTCGGATTGGGTAGCAGATAATATCGTTGTAACACTCGGTAATTTTTCTTTACCGGTATCATAATGACGGGCTCCGTCGATTGCTTCACGTACAGTCTTTGGGTATATATAACAATTATTGTGTTTCATTTTCTATGTTCCTATCATCTATTTGAGTTAATCTTTTTAACAATGGACTATCTTCTACAAACTTTAAATATTTACGCGCTATGTAAGGAGTAATATTTCCTTTTTCATTGTTAGCTTTCCAAGATACAAACATTAAATTGTCCTTACCATAAGGAAGATTAGATAAGATTCTATCTTTAGAAATATTTGTATCAGTTGCTCTGTTTCTTCGTCCATTTATATTTACACCTTTTATTCTAGTCATTTCTATACCAAGATAAGGACATTTGGTACCATAAATTTTTTGTTGATCTTCCCAACACTCAAAAAATTCTTCATAAGATTTAAACAAACAACCATGAGTAGATTTTCTACAGCTTTGCCAAAGCTCTTTAAAGTATCCACGTTCAGTAGATAAATATTTTCTTTGTCTTTCTCTTTTACGACCTGACTTGCTATCTTGTTTACGCCATTCTTTTTTCCTATCGTGATCACATTTTATACAATAAGAAGAATACTTATAAGAACCTTTAGTAGTTCTATGTTTAACTTTATAAAAATGATCTTCATCTCTAGGAAAAGATTTTTTACATTTAAAACAAGTTTTAAACTCTAATGCAGAATTAACGTATTTAATTCTTAGACTCATTATCTTCTCGTTCTTTTTTATTTTTTAAAGATTGTTTGTAGCTTTCTTTTAACTCATCTTGTTCTTGTAATACTTCTTTTAAATCTCCAAGTGTAGTATCAGTATTTACTACACCTTTACCAAAAATTTCTTCAAAGTTTTTACGATATAAATCATTAGACACTCTAGACTTACCATCCCATTTAGGTTTTTTGTTTTGCGTCACGTTCTAACTCCATTATCTGCACATACTCGTTGAGTCGATCAACTTCTTTCTCGCAGGTTAATAACTCTGCAGTCTTTAAAGTTAACTTCTCAACAAGTTCTTCTTTTGTGCATTGTTCATATTTATCAACTAATTTCTTATAGTCTGTCATTCAGGTTTATAAAAAGTGTAATGAAGAGTTAACTCTTCACCAGCTTTTATATCCTTCCTAGTTATAAGATTCCATTCTGTCTTATTACCTTTTGGTCTGTTTTTAATTTTTTCACAATTAGGACCAGAAACTTCTACTAATTCATTATCAATTAGTTTTGTTTCAACAGGTTGGTGATTAATAAATCCACCCAGTGGTGTTCTTATTAATTCCTGTGGACTCATCTTATCTATTTCTATTGCTACATGAGATACACCCAGGTCTGTTCCTTTAGGTATATCTGTTGACGCGAATAAACCTTGGCCATTAATCATACTTTCTTCAATAAACATATCGTATGGTAATGGTTTATATTTACTCTTTTGATGTTCTCTGTCTCGGTTAGCATCTATAACTTCAAAATGCTCTTCTTTTAACTCAGTCATTTAACTCTCCTTGGTTATCACACTTATTACAATCTGCTATGATTTCTTCTCTACCTTCTTCTATAAGAATTCTAACATAGCCATTGCCCTTACATTGTGGGCAAATAGTTTTACGCTTTTCCGTTTTTGTATCCATGTTTCTTACCCTCTTTCTTAGCAAGACTTTCTATTGTTTTACTTACTGTTAAATCAGCGTCTGTTATTTTACCTTCGCCGAGATATCTTAAGATTTTATAAGTCGCTATCGATACCGATACGGACTTAAACTTTGCTGGATCAGCCATTTTCTCTTCCTTTGTTTGTATTAATTTATGGGAAACTACAACAATAAATTAGCTATTGCAAGGATTATTTTTTTAATGTATTCTGGTGTTCTCTTCTCACACCTTTTGTTTGCCGTGAGTCTCAGTACTCACGGTGAACAATTAAGCCTCTATTTTACCTTCATCTTTTATAGGAGTACATTTGTATTGTGGATACAACTGTGAATTGAAAATCATTTCAGGTGTAAAAATACTATCAGAACCAAACAGCAACTCATAGGCATCACCTAACCCATCTTGGACACATTCATAATAAGTGTTTTTAATTGCTGGGTATTCTGGTGGGGTTCTACATTCGCTCTCTACTGCAGAGCAGATATAAACTACTAACATCCATTTCATATTATTTTCCCTGGCCGCGATATTTCTTCCAAGATCTGCGCTTAGATTTATTCATTTTACATTTACTAGGAAATCTCCCAATAGATGTTTTATGAAATACAGGTTCGTGTGATACGAAATCTTTAAACTTCTTCGCCATGTGCAGTTAGATCTGTATGTTTATCAACTTTAATATATTTGATAACGCCGTTTACTTTTTGTTCAAGATCTTCTCCACAACTTATACACCTATAAAATTTATTATCTATTCCAACCATTAGTGTATGTAAATTACATGCACCACAAACTCCGTTAACTATCTCTGTCTGAAATTTGAAAGGGCTTTTTAATTTTTTTTCTGTCATACTTTTTTTTATCAGGTACGATCTTTTGTGTAAAGGTTTTTAAAGTCTTGGCAATTGGGTTTCTTTTACTCAAGAATAAGTTTTTTGATACTTTTGCTACCATCTATATTTGACTCAAGCTCTGCCATAGATTTTATGCACTGGTACTTAACTTTGCCATCAGGTTTTAACTGACGTTTTGCTACACGTGCCCCCTTCAAACATTCAGACATCGAAGTTTGGATACGGGCTTCCTTGATCTCTCCGTTGATTATCATCAATAGGGCTACCACTAACTCTGTCATACTATTTTACCTTTGTTTTCACCTTGCTTGATAACATATTTTTGTGTACCATGTTTGCCAGTTTCTACTTCTTTTTTTAAATCTTTAACATAACTCATCTGTTTAGCTTCTTTGTTTATGTGAGCTATGTAGTCTAAAACTTTTTTAGTTATACGTCCCGTTGCCATTTGCTCTTACCTTATCTTTTAATTCTTCTATATCTGCTAATGCTTTTTCTAATTGTGTGTTTAAAAATTCTATATTAACTTTGTTTGTCATGTTCATTTCTTGAGTCTTTTCCATTTTCTCTACAGACTTATAAAGATCCTCGATTAAAAAATGTTGCTCCTGGTCCGTGGGGACCTGCTCGGATCTTTTTAATAAATCATTTTCAAACAGCTCACGTGA